TTAGATGTGTACATGAAACGCGGGTTCAATCCCACGGATGATGATGCACAGCTATTCGTCAAACAGTTTGACACTGCCGTTACGGAGCTCAAAGAAGCGGCCAACGCGCAAGACGGCTTGTATGAGCTCCCCTTGCGCCAAGATCTAACAGGTAACGGGATCGTCAAAGGCTACGCACGAACCTACTCCGAAACGTCCCCCTTCGTGTGGAAGGGGATCCAGCGACAAATCGGCGGACGGGAAGACTTGTACGGACGCGGCACGCGCTGGGGCAAACGCTAAATGGCCAATCCCACCGCCACTATTACAGGCACCGAACAGTTGCAAGCGCTGATCGAACGCGTGCGCAACTTGCCGGAGTTTGTAAACGAGTGTCTTCCCGAAGCGGCGCGCCAAGTGAAAAAAGAGCTGGATCAAACTGTCAGCTCCGGAGCCGATCCGTGGGGTGCGCAGTGGGCCCCTAAGAAGCAAGGCCACGGAACGCCGCTAGCCCACGCGTCCGGGAACGTGTTCGTGGGCGCGATCGGAACGCGGATCCTGATCCGTCTTACGGGGATCGAAACCAAACATCACCGTGGGTGGGCCAAAGGCGGAACCGAACGCAAGGTGATCCCCACTCCCGATCGGGAGCTCCCCGTCCCGATCACGGACGCGATCTTCAAGGTGATCACTGACTCATTCACGGCCTACATGACGAAACCGTGAGCTTCCCATGGCTGTCATATTCGCACTAGAAAAGCTCTACTATGACGTTCAGGCGCAATTCGCCGCGGACGGCTTGGACTGTGAGCAGCCATTCGGTTGGGCGAAGTCCGGCGGCCACCATGTGAAGCCGCGGATCGTATGGGTCCCCGGGGACCCCGCCGGGGCCGCGGGAACGATCACGGCGGCCAAGAATCCGGGCACGATCCCCCGTCCTTTGTTCACGTTCCTAGAATCGTTCTACGTGATCATTTCCGGCTTCGGGGACGCGGCCGATCCGGTGGATGAGCTCAAAGCGTGGAAGGCCACGCGGTTCTTATTCGATCAATGGCTCCGCGCGATCTACCTGAACGCGCTTGGAACCTTCCAACTAGTTCGCCAAGATTGGGTCCGAGCGGGGACGCGTGACTATGTCCGCTATGGGACAGCCATGATCGCGGTGGGTGCGATCCAATCAGCGGTGATGGACATCGGCCCGGACGGCGCGGGCCAAGCGCTGATCTATCCCGCGGCGGAGATCGATCTACATGAGCTCGATTACACCGAACACATCCACGTGGACGCGCACCCACCGCCGGCCCCGCCGCCGGTTCCCACTCCGCTGTCAAACCCGTGACGTCTAACAGTGAGATCACAGCATGCAACCTAGAACCCTGATCACGATTCAATCGAACGCGCTTGGCATCTTGCCGCCGCAATTCGGATCCTTGCTGGCCATGGCCGGGGTGTGTTCCGGCGGAACGATCAACGTCCCGCAATCGTTCGGCACCGTGAAAAGCTTGCGGGACACGCTGATCGAAGGGCCGCTAGTGGAAGCGGCCGCGCACGCGATCGAACGCTACGGGAACCCGGTTCTATGCGTGCCCGTGGGGACCACCACACCGGCCGCGGTGGGGACGATCGTCAAGACCGGCACCGGAACGTCCGTAATCACCGCGGACCCCACTAGCCACCCCGTGGACGATTACGAAGTGTTTGTGGTGTTCCCGGCCGGCGGAACCATAGCCACCGCCGGGATCACTTTACAGTGGAGCTTGGACGGCGGCCGAAACATGTCCGCGCCGACAGCGTTAGGGGTCGCTAACACGTTCACGATCCCCGGTTCCGGAGTGATCATCAAATTCGCGGCCGGAACGATCGTTGCGGGGGACACGGTGTCCACCACCACCACCGCGGCCAAGTGGGACATGACAACGCTAAGCCCAGCACTGGCCGCCTTGGGCGCTAGCTTGGTGCAGTGGGATATCTTGACGCTAGTGGGCGCGATCCTTCCCACGGTTGCGACCGCTTTGGATCTCGCGTTCGAAGGGATCGCGGCCCGCGGCAAATTTCGGATGTGGGCCGCGTCCGTAGCGGTGCCGGACGTTGGCCAATCTGACGGCGCCTATCAAACGGCACTGGCCGCCGCATGGGGATCGATCGCGGTGAACTACGGATCGATCTCCGCCGGTGCGTGCCTAGTGCCTAGCGCGGTGTCCGGACGGACTTACTTGCGGCCGTTTGCGTGGGTGTTCGCGCCGTATCTCGCGCGCTTGTCGGAGGAACTGGACGCGGCCGCGCTGCGCAACGGGCCGCTTCCATGCACGATCTACGATGAGAATGGGAACCTACTTCCACGGTGTCATGATGAGTCCATAAACCCGGGGCTAGACGATATGCGCTTCACCGTAGCGCGTTCGTGGAACGCCTATCAGGGAACGTACGTCAACAATCCGCGGATGTTTTCCGCCACCGGATCAGACTTCAAGTATTGCCAACACCGCCGGATCATGAATATCGGCGCGGCGGTCTTGCAACAATACTTCGATTTCCGCTTGTCCGTGGGCGTGGCCACCGACACCAAGACCGGCAAGATCTTGGAGGAAGACGCCAAGGAAATGGAAACCGGGGCCGTGAATGCGCTTTCGGCCGCGCTTATGGCCAAGCCGAAAGCTAGCGGTGTCGCGTGCGTAGTGTCACGCGACGATCTGATAATCCAAACCGAAACCTTACACGTGACGGGACGGATCCAACCGTTCGGTTATCCCAAGGCAATCGATATCGATCTCGCGTTCCAAGTGGCGATCGCGGCCACCAACACGGCCGCCTAATAGGAGCTCCACACGATCATGGCGGACGTACAAAGAATCAACGGCAATGCGTATTCATGGTCCAGCATTGTGATCAAGCTGGACGGTCAACGCTTTTTTGGCGTCACAAGTCTGACGTTCAATGACAAATTGGAAGTTGGCTATGGCTACGGCCAAGGACGCCACTTCGCGCCGTTATCCAGGACCGGAGGAAAATATTCGTGCGACGAAAGCAAGATCATCATGCGAACTAGTTCGTTCGCGGATTTTCTTGCGTACCTCAAAACGAAATCCCCGGACGGTAGATCCTACGGGTTCGCGGAGTGGGCCGTGGACGCGCAATGGGTGGAACCGGATCAGCTTGCGCTAAGCCCTATGCACTCGGTTCTAAACCGGTGCCGACTCACCGGGGTCAATCAATCCCAAGAACAGTCCACGGACGAAACCACCACGGAGCTGGCCGTGTCGGTGATGTGGATCGCGCGCAACGGCCTAACGTTGTTCGATTCGTCCCGGGGCTTTCCGGGCTAGCACTCACGCCACGAAACACACCTAACACCTAACAGTTAGCAAGGGGGACACATGCCTGATCTGGATCTGACGGACGAACAAATCGAGCAACGTGTGGCGGAGCTGGCTTCCGCGCGCGCCACGCGCACGCGGGAGCTCACCGCCAAAACCAAACGCGGCGAAGCGCTCCGCCGGCTTGCGTTCGCGGAAGCGCTCGAAAAGGCCGAAGCGGATCACGGGCCGGTGGGGACACACTTGCTCGTGCTCGACACCGAAACCGAACACGGATCGGTGATCATGAAGCGGCCCAACAAAGCGCGATACCGCGCGTTCATGGAAAAGAAGAACACCAAAACGGAGGACATCGAATCGATCGTGCGATCGTGCATTGTCTATCCGGACGCGGACCACGTGGATCGGTTGCTCGAAGATCTCCCTGGCGCGCTTGTCCGCTTCGGCGCAGCGATGGCCGCGCTGGCCGGCTTTCGGAATGACGAGCTCACTTCAAAATAAATACGCTGTTGGGACTCACGCGGCGGGACAATACCGGGCTAATCGCCGAATGCCTCCTAACAGCGTTTGGACGTGAATATGAGGATATAGACCGGGACGCCAAAGCTTACACCGGCGCGGTGTGGATCGCGGCATTCATCCAAACCTTGATCAAAGCCCACACGGAAAAGCACTAAGCCACGCGGGGCCGCCATGGCAGATAAAGACGTCACACTAGGGATTCAAGCGGACACGTCCGGCTTGAAAGCCGGAGCGGAGTCCGGGGCCCAAGCCTTGGCGAATCTAGAAGAATCGATCAAGGGTGACACGCAAGCACTCGCCAAAATGCAAAAGGCCATGCGGGATCTCCAAGGTGGGACCGTGGTCAACATCGATCAATTCCGGAAGTTGCAAGCCGGGATCGATGCCAAGAAACAAGGGATCGCCACGGCGCGCGCCGCATTCCTGAACCTTGGCGGTTCGTTCGAAAAAAGCCGGCGCGGCGGGAAATCACTCCAAGCTCAGCTGGCCGAGCTGTCCAAAATGTCGCAAGGCATGCCGGGGCCGCTTGGTTCGCTCGTGGCGGTGTTCGGCCGCTTGGTGACTACGATCGCGAACAATCCGATCCGGACCGCCTTGGTGGGGATCGCGGCCGCAATGCTTGGCGTTCAGGTCAAGCTAGTTAGCCTAACCTTCGCGCTCACGCGTTACGCGGTGGCGCAAGCGGACGCGCGCCGGTCCGAGCTCCTACGCTTGGAAGGACTCACCAAGGTCCGGAACTACTATGGTGTGGCCGCGGGGTCCGCTCAAGATCTCCAAGACTCGATTGATAAAGTGTCTGCTTCGTCCGCGCTATCGCGGGATCAGATCGCGGGGCTTGCAACGCAGCTCTATAAAGCCCACTTCCGCGGGGAAGCGCTCACGGATGCGTTGGACGCGGCCGCGATCAAAACGTCCACGCAAGGCCAAGAGCAAGCCAGCATGTGGATCGGTTACGCGGAAGCGATCAACCGGACCGGCGGGAACGTAAAGGGCTTCGCGCAAAACGTCCGGAACCAACTTGGCGGCATCGCCCAAAAGCAAATGCTGTCACTGGACGTCCAAGCTAAGAAGCTAGAAGAGTCCTATTCAGCGCTCACCACCGGGATCCGGATCGAACCTTTGCTCAAAGCGAAGGCCGGATTCAACGCGCTGTTCGCACAGTCCACCGCGTCCGGCCGCGCCTTGAAGGTTTTGTTAGGCACGCTGATCCAACCGATCATAAATCAGATCACACGTGTGATCCCGATTGCAAAGCGGTTCTTTCAAGGGCTGATTTTGGCCGCCTTGGAGTTCGGGTTAGCGGTTTTGGAAGTGGCGGACATGTTCGGGGTGAAGTTTGGGAGTGATGTCCCGGACGCGGTAGGTGACGCGGAATGGGCCGTCACCACGGGCAAAGCCGCGTTTGATCTCTTGGCCGGTTCCATGTGGGCACTGCTCACCGTGACCGGACTTGTGAGCGCGAAAATGACGCTGATCGCAATCAAATCGATCCCGGGCTTGGTGCGCGCTTTGATCCCGGTACTGGCTTCGATATGGTCGCAAGTGGTCGCGTGGGGAGCGTGGGCCTTGGAAATGCTGATCACACTGGCCCCGCTACTTTTGATCATTGCGGCCGTGGGCTTGATGATCGTGGTGATCAATCAGTTGGTTCAAGCCTGGAAGGAGATCGATTTCAAGCTCCTATTCCAATACATGTTTGACGGGTTCGCGGAGGGGTGGGCCAAGGTCCGGGACGGGATCAAAGGGATCGCTACTAGCGTGGTGGACATTTTCAAATCCGTGTTCAAGGTCCGATCCCCGTCCAAAGTGTTCGAAGAAATCGGCGCGAACCTTGGTGAAGGTTTGCAGCTTGGGATCGATTCCACCGCGCCGGACGTGAACCAGTCCGTGAAGCACTTGGTGGACGTGCCGGAAGCGCCGGCCGGCGGTGGCCGCGGAGGCACTTCCCCGGCCGCGTCCGGCGCGCCGGCCGGCGGGACGGTGATCATCCAAGCGATCAACTTGCAAGGCTACGCGGACCCCGGGGAAGCGGCGAAGGATTTCGTGGCCGAGCTGGCCAAGAGCTTGCGCGTGGTGGGCTATCAGCTTGGCGCGGTGGGAGGTGTGTCCCCGTGACGTGGTCACCACTCACTGATCCGGAAGACAAGATCCAGTTAGCCCAACGACTAACACCGGGGATCTGTGACATTGACGGTTTAGGTTCCCCGTTCGAATGGGAGGAACGCGGAGGCTACGGCTTGTCCGGGGCCACCGTAGTGTTCAGAGGAAAGAAGCTAGCCCACTTTACGATCAAGTTTCGGCTTTACACGGTTCAAGATTGGGCGGACTGGTATGCATTCAAGCCGTTCGTTTCACGGCTTCCGATTGGCAAGAACGCCAAGGGCTTGGACATCAAATCGAAGCTAACAGAAATGTTAGGTGTCAAGTCCGTTGTGATCGAAGAAATCGTGGCACCCACGCAAACCGGGGACGGTGAGTGGACAGTGGAGCTCAAAGTGATCGAATACCGATCGCCCACGTTCGCGCTAAGCAAGGCGGAAGGATCCGAAGCCACCCCGGAAGATCCCGTGGAAGCCCGCGTCCAAGCCGCTTTGTTGCTGTTCCAACAAAAGCTAAACGCTATGTCCAAGCCTAACAACGGCCGCAAACCCGGGGGAGCGTAGCCATGGCCGATCGCGCATTCGCACGCGTGGGGAACGCTTTGATCGAAACGCTCCGGATCACGATCCCGAACACGGGCCCGTGGACGGCGGAAGTGGAGTTTATCGAAGCTCCGGAGCTCACCGGCCAGATCGCGATCCAGCTCGGATCCGAGTCCATCACCGGGACGATCATTCCCACGGAAGACGGGACCTTCGGACTCAAGCGCCAATGCATGGTGGTGGCCGGCGGCGGCGCGTGGGGGACCGTGCTCCCGCCGAAGCACTATCACAATGACGCGGGAGTCCGTGCGCAGCTGATCGCGGCGGACGCGGCCCGCGAAGCCGGGGAAACGTTAGGTGACTTCGTGCCGGCGGCGGAGCGCTTGACCGCGGACTACGTCCGACCCGAAGCCGCCGCGGCCGGCGCGCTCCAAGTAGCCGCCGGCGGGAACCCGTGGTGGGTGGACTACGTGGGGATCACCCACGTGGGCCCGCGGCCGAGCTCCGCCGTGGACGCGGACGCGTATGAAGTCCTAGCGTTCAATCCGCACACACGGCGCGGCACGCTGGCCGTGGACACGCTTTCCGCCGTCACCATCGGATCGATCGTCACGGCGCGCTTGGACGCGCCGCAAACGATCCGGGAGCT